ACGTCCAATACGTCCTTAAGGTCTGTAAGTCTCCTAACTGCCCAAATGCCTGTGACTGCAACTTAAGGTCGGTCTGGTTCCACATGGCTTCCCTATTCGCCATTAACGTAGAAGTGGGATCTGTCTCAAAGATAAACTCATCATCCCAATAAAATTCACCGTTCTTGTCTATCTTTAAGAAGTCGTAACGATTAAGTTCGTCATGGGCGGGGTTTCCGTTCCCGTCCTCGGAAATGATCTCGGTATCATCATCAGCATACGCAAGCCAAAACTTGAACATTATCTTGTAGAGTTCAGAATATGCTGTGTTCTTCTGTACCCTCTTGGACTCCAAACGTCCGGCTGCCTGGTTTATTGCGTACTGTTTTGCAGTACCACTTGTAGCGGAAGCGTCATATTTGCCCTGGTATGAATCGGTTATACCTAAAACTGACTTCGCCCATTGATAGTTGACTTCAAGATAGTTCTCGTCATACTGTACGTTAGGTTGAAGGTTGATAACGTCTATCAAGCCTTTCTGCGCTGCGTTTTCCAGGCGAATGATCTTAAGTTCCTTATCGGACTTCTCAACGTCCACTCCACGGGGTAATGTGACGTAACTACCACCTTTTAAGAGTTTCTCGTTAATCTTCGTGCCTAACTTCTTTATTGCGTCCTGTTGGTCGATTATCACGGCTACATCAGACGTACCTAAAAAGTTATCTTCCTCTGATACGTTCCGTCTGATGACTACCGGGAAACAGTTAGGCTTATAGTAAGGTATCTTCTTCTGTACTTTCTTGACGGTGATCTGCGGCTCTCCCATTTCGTTTAATACGGGATTGCCCTCTTCATCAAACATGGGTTCCTGTTCAAGTTCAAAGGGATCTACTTTTGTGGGGTTTCCACCGTCAACACGTACCTCTATGGTGTTTATAAGATCCTCGTAATCGTCTGCCTGCTTCTTGACCTTTGTTCCACCGCATACAGGACACTTACCATTAACCATAAGTGCGTTACACTTGGCGCAATGGTCGAAATATCTCGCCTGGTAGTCCTCTAAATCAAGTAATTCGTAAATGTCACACCACGCATACACGCCTATACCGTCATCCTTATTGCGATAATACGCTGTGGAAACAGTAACCAACTGATCGTTGCTATGGCTTCCTTCGGTGTCAAGGTAAAAGTCCTCGTTGTCGTTCTCTGCTTCTTCTACATCAACGCCGTAAATTCTCTTTACGGTCTGTTTGGTGTACATTTCCTGTATAAAGAAATAGTCCATATTATCAAAAAAGCTAACTCCCGGTTGAGGAATCAGCTTTTTAGGGTGAATTTCTGTGATTTTTACGTCACCTATGGACGAATGAAGGCCTGCTTTCGTATCCCATTGTACATGGAAGAAATCTGCGCCCTGAACCGGCACAACTCTCTCCATATAGTCGTTTATCTGCTCTAAATTACAAGTTTTTACCTTGTTTTCAAGCATTTTTTCGATTTTCTTTGCCAGTTCGTCATCATCTGCATGGATCGCTCTCACTTTCGGCATGGGAATTGAGGAATCCACCTGACTTTCGATCAATTCATAGACTATATTTCTTATGTTTGATGCTAATTTTGTCGGTACTGCGCCTGAATTGGGGTCTGCCTGCACGTTTCTGTCACCATGATAGTAACCTGCGTACTTCTTCATGGTGTTTCTACGGTCGTTATAAGTGTTCTTTGCGTCCTCTAAACGGCCTTTCCACATTTTTAATTTTTTGTTTTGGTTCGTGTTTATGTTTTTCATCTTTTTTTTGAACCTTCCCCAAAAACTCATACCGGTTCACCCCATTTTTGGATCAGTAAAGCTCTATCTGACTCGGAAGCGTTGTCGTAATCCTCCCATTGGTCGGTTCTCCACCGTTTTATGGGGGTGATTTTGGAATCTTCCGCTGATAAAGTCCAGTAAATAGCAAAATACCTCGCTGCATCAACGCTGTGCGTCAAATCGTGCGGGGTATTTGCGTAGATATTAGGTTTTTTATCGTCATGCTGAATCTTTTTCAGACACTTAAGAAGTTCAGGCGCACAATTCCGTAAGATCGTGAGTTTCGATTTACCCTCGTCATGCGCTAAATACTCTTTTAAGGCTGAACAACCTGCGGCAACGTCATTATTTACTTTAGTTAGCGTCAACCCTGCTTCCTGGAACAATATCGCCCTTGATTTTCCTGTTTCCTGTGACCTGTTCCACAAATCAGGGGGTGCAAGATACTGAACAACTTGTGAGATAGTTCCGTTTCTTATCAGACCTTGGGTGATAGAAATAATCGTGTCTGCTGCCGCTCCGATTATTAGATTACTCTCACAATGTTCGTAAATTATCTGTGCATTGCCTAATGAATCACGGTTTATCCAGTATGCAGCTAACATATCTAAACCATAATCCATTACAAAATAAGTATAAATATTCCCTTTTAGGGGAACATCAGTCAAAATAGAATCTTCCGTTACTTCCGGGAAGAACGCACCACCAGGTACGGTCAACGCTTCCTCGACCGTTGCAGGGTACTCTGCCTGCATCTGATCCCCTAATACTTTCTTCGTCTCCTGATACCACTTATCATCACGTTTGGGATCTGCATACCAGGGAATGAAGATTTTATAAAAATCATTATCCCCTGTGAACAACTCTTCAAACAGGCTTCCCCTTTTTATGGTCGATACCCCTATTACCTGTCCTGACAACGGCCTATTGATTACAGGATATGCACTCGCCCATATCTGCCTATCGAACTGCTGAAAAGCCCATTCATCAAATATCAGTAAATCCGCTGTGAATGAACGGGCTGCGTTCTCATTACTCGCAAAACACCGGAACACCGACATGCTCTTATCCGGAAAGTGAATTGTCAATGTTAAGGCTGTGTTCTCGAACCATGCGTCACTCCATCCCTGCGGGAGATTGTTCTTCTCTGCCACAAGTTCCGGCATATTCCTTAAGATTACCGCTGCCCTTCGTATGAGTTCCATTGCCTCATTCTCTGACCTCGATAACCCTATTACACTTCGTCCTGTGTGACACAGCAACAACCAACAAGCATAATGCAATACCAACCAACTTATCCCTAACTGCCTCGCCTTGAGAATAATGCTATGCTTATGCTTCTCTAATGCCTTTAATGCCTTTATCTGTTCATCCCACAACTTAAAGGGTTGGATTACGTCCTCACTATCCCTATCTTCGATATGACCGTAATTCAGTACGAAATACGTTAAGTCCTCACTACAATATTTGATTTCTGCTTTTCGTATGTCACTTATCTTACTCATGGATAATCCCGATTCCCTTTGTGCAGATATCAATACTTTAGTGGGGTAAAGGGAAGTTCAAAATTTAAAAAAATTTTCCGGAGCGGGTATATATGGAGCGGAGAGCCGAGCCGCCGCCCAGGGGGGAGGGGGGGAGGGTAGGGGGTCATGATCCGGTACCTGGTATAGTACACCCCCAAAAAATTCGGGGCATATAGTACGGCCTTATATATCCCCCTGATCTATGCCCCTGTCATTTCATTGTGGAGATTTACCAAACGGGTGTTCTATTTTCCCGAGGAAATACTTTACCCATTTAGTTATATTGCACAAAGGCTTTATTATCCGAATATATCCGGAAGACCTCTAACGCCCTTGGTTGAGCCATTCTTCCGTAGATATTCGGATAATACTTATTATGCGAACATATCCCGCTGCCTTATTCTGTTTCCTTTATACGTTCCGCTACCTTATCCAGTAAAGCTTTGTTCGCTTCTGTAAAGACCTCTGCTGTAACCTGAATGTCCTTTGTCGGCATCTGTCCGGCTGTATCTCTGAACACTTCAAGGGCTTTCATATCCCCTTCCTTTGCCTTCTTTGCCGCTGCTGCCAACATTACAAGACTATTGCTTGACCCTTCCGGAAGGTTGTACCGCTTTATATCTTCCGGGCTTGCTTCTTCTGCCATTAACATCAGAGCTATTTCTTTGAACGTCCTGTTATCTCTTTTTCTCTGTCCTGATGCTTTCCCGGCTTTAGATGCTATTGCTTTACGCTCTTCGGGTGTATGACGGGCGTTGAGCTCCTGCGGTGTGATTAAGTTTTTCAACCTTTTGTCATTAGGTTTCATGGTCTGTTTACCCTTGTATAACCGTTTATCCCTGGTTTATCTCTTTAGCCCTGTAAGTTCTCTATATTCTTAAAGTATTACCTTTGTTGTTCTCTGTACTTCTGTATCTCTTATGGTTTATCCTTAAGGCTTTAGTGGTTCCCTATGGGTTTATTCCTTGTATATGCTTCTATGATCTATCAAAGGGTTGTTGCTTGGTTCCCTTTGGTGATCTCTCTGTGTTCTTTCCTTATATGAGTTTATAGCCTGTGATGTTTTCTCTTGGCTGCTCTCAATGGCTGTCTGATCTCCTGTCTGATACTCTCAAAGGTTTTATCTTTTCCCTTTGGTGGTTTCCGTGACCGGATCTCTTGGCCTGCTGTCTTTGGTCTGATCTCTTCCGGATCTCTTCTTTATCTTTCCAGAGCTTGTCCAGTCCGGTTCCTTCCGGAGCTTTCCCTTGTATATACATCTATATACTTTATCTATCTATTATCTTTTAAATAGAATATTGATATACAGTATAGATGTATTAAAGAGTAAAACAGGATATAAACTCCTTCTATTTATCTTTTATCAATGATCGGTTTCCCTGGTGAGCTTCCTTATTTCCGGCAGCAAAAAACCCGGTGAGCTTTTGACGGCTTCCGGGTTTCATGCTTGGGCTTGAAGGATTATGAATAGAATACCGGGGATTATCACCTCTACATTATATCATTATAGTATGTGATATAGTGTGCTTTTATGTGATATCTTTGTTTAATTTCTCTTGAATTGCTTCATTGATCCATTTTGCAACAGAATATTTTTTATCTCC